CCAAGGGCTTCCTAGGGCATCCCAGACCCCTCCCTTGATAACTGAACCTATGTTCACTACTGACCACTCTCAGCCCTATCCATATGTCTTTAACCATTCTTTTACATTCGTTAATCAATTGTAAATTATCTTTTAGGGGAATGGGTCTCATCAATAAATCCACTTTATATAATAAGTCTTATAGAATCTTTTAGGATTCTTATAGAAAGTCTTTTAGGTTTCTATAGAACAGTCTTTTAGCATTCTTATAGAATCCTTTTTACTCCCGACCCATAGGGGGCGGGGGGGTCTTTATCTTTTAGTCGGCGGGCTATATAATACCCCTCCAACCATACAGATTTTTTAGTCTAATAAGGCTTATGCTGTAGGCTTATGGCTTATAGGTGAGGGGGTATGGGGGAGGTTCAAGGTGCTTGAGTCAAGCGTAAAATTGTCTGTGAGTAAAAGAGTACCGAATTCGTACGAATTGTGTTGACACAAGGAGATGTAAACCCCTAGAACCCCTGTGTTCACCCCCTCAGTCCCCCAATTCTGGGGGAAGGGATTTAAATATTTTCTATTGACTTCAGTATATCTCTGGGAAATAAGAGAACAGTTCTTTGACTCTGCCTTGATAGCACAATGGTTGTGCATCAGTTTTGTAAACTGGCGGTTGTCGGTTCAAGTCCGACTCAAGGCTCACTTTGGAGGCATAGTTAAATCTCATAACCCTGCTCAACGAGCAAGAATTCTTGGTTGAAGTCCAAGTGCCTCCTTTCTTTATAACGGCTTCCTCCTCTGCCGAAAGGCACGAGGGAGTCATCCTTTGGGTGCTAGTCCTAGTGACTAGGCATAGGAAACCAATTGGTAATAGACCTAATGATGCTACTCCGATAAACACTATTACATACAAGCGGTTATACTATGGCTGTGGATATCCAATTCCACACACTCTCTTCTTCAGAGGGGTGGCAGAGCGGTCTATTGCACTAGTCTTGAAAACTAGCAGGTGTAAAAGCCTCGTGGGTTCAAATCCGACCCCCTCTACTTTACGACCCTTAGTTCAACGGATAGAACACCCGCCTTCTAAGCGGGTCATCTAGGTTCGATTCCTAGAGGGTCGATTTTACCCCGATGGTGTAATGGTAGCACAGGAGTTTTTGGTACTCCTTGTCGGGGTTCAAGTCCCTGTCGGGGTTCTTTAGGGATTGTAACTCAATGGTTAGAGTAGCCGCCTTTTAAGCGGTTTGTTGCTGGTTCAAGTCCAGTCAGTCCCATTTTCTATACAGGGGTGTGTAGTTCAAAGGTCAGAACACTCTGCTCATAACGGAAGAAACGCTGGTTCAAATCCAGCCGCACCCACCTGTAAGTCGGATTTACAAAATTCGATGTGACGATTTAGGTTGACCAAATCGCCACATTCTGATGAATGTATCGATATGAAAGAAAAGGCTCTCTCCACAGCACTTGGTCTTAGCAGAGATATTCTCAAAGAACTGCGTTCATCCTACATTGAGGGGATGGACTGGCATCGTGTTGAATCACGAAAGCCACAGCATCTCTGGGAAGTTGAATGGACGCACGAAGGCATCCAGAAACTCAAGGAGAACATCGGGTTCAAAGAGCCAGAAGTAATTAAAGCACCAGAGCAGAAGCGTGGGACTGTATACGCTAAGTTCAAGAACCCAAAGGTCATCGGGGCGTTGATTGATGCACAGCACTTCAATGTTCTATGCAAGGACTCGGCTAAGTTCCATATTGGGATGCCTGTTGATGTCCGCTGGGACGGCAGTCGCTGGTGCGTAGTTAGACACCCTAGATTTGACGGAAAATACTAATATGATTCACGAGTTCAGAGCCACCATTCCAGTAAAGACCGCAATTGGATATGGTTATCTGCTCTATGTTCAGTCTAATGGCACATTCTGCAATGATGTGTTTGCGGTAGTGCTTGAGAAGGACGGAATCATTCGTCATATGCTTACAGACCAATTTGCTGTCATCCGAAACGATACATTCGATATCAAGAACGAAGATGACAAGAAAACAAAAGGGACTTGAAGATGAAGAGGATGTTGATTGGGAAGACACAGAATGGGATGTAAATTTACCGCTTAAAAAAATACTATGGCTTTCCGTCCCACCCCTCACCCTATTCTTGTTACCCCAACTAGGGATGACATAAAAAGATTAGTTGAGAAGTTAGGAGAAGAGCAAACGCTTGAAATTCTTAATCTCCGTGAGGATAAGATACAGGCAGAAAAATCAGACCCATATCGCCACGGCTTTGACCTCCCGCATTGGAAGGAAGCAGACGATATAATAAAAGACAACAACGAGATTCTAGTCCTTGGTGGCAACAGAGCCTCAAAGACGGAGTGGGCGGCAAAGCGGGTAGTCCAGACGCTGTGCAATACTGAGAACGCTAGGGTGTGGTGCTTGCATACCACAAATCAGTCTAGCATCCAGATGCAACAGCCTATTATTCACAAGTATCTTCCAAGCGAGTTCAAAGAACTACGGAAGAACAAGATTCAGAATGTATCGTACACGCAGAAGAACGGCTTCTCCGACAACACATTCATTCTTCCAAACAAAAGCCAATGTATCTTTATGAACTACGCCCAGAAGCGAGATGTCATTGAAGGTGGTGAGGTTGACCTCATCTGGTGCGATGAACTCGTGCCGTTGGATTGGATTGAGACGCTACGCTATCGTATTGTTACAAGAAGTGGTAAGTTGATAGTTACATTTACACCAATCACAGGATACAGTTCTGTAGTTAAAGAGTATGTAAGCGGGGCAAAGATAATCGAGAGCAAGCCGTCTCCGTTGCTACCAGATAACATCAATGTGATGGGAAGCCCTAGGGGTACTATGCCGTATAAGGCTAAGTCCTATGTCCGTCCTGCGGGCGTGATGTGGTTTCATAGCGAACTCAACCCTTACAACCCATTTGAGCAGTTAAAGAAAACGCTCTTGGGAAAGAAACCTTATGAAATCAAAATCCGAGCGTATGGCTGGGCAGATAATATCAGCGGAAACCAGTTCCCAAGATTCAATCCAGAACACAATGTTGTCAAAGCGTCTGATGTACCAAAAGGAGGAACTAACTATATGGTCGTTGACCCAGCAGGAGCAAGAAATTGGTTTATGCTCTGGATTAGAGCAACTGAAGATGGATGCCTTTATGTATATCGAGAGTTCCCAGATTCGTCAGAAGGTGAATGGGCTTTGCCTTCGGCTGACCCAGACGGAAAAATGGGGACTGCCCAGCGTAATGGTGCTGGACGCTCTCTGTCGGAATATAAGAGTTTGATACTAAACCTTGAAAATGGGGAGACTATTACCGAAAGGTATATCGACCCTAGGGCTGGTGGGTCAAAAGCCGTCACAGAGGACGGAGGGGTTACCCTCATCGATATGTTGGACGATGGAGAAGTCCCAATGAATTTCACGCCAGCCGCAGGGGTCAGAATTGAGCAAGGCGTATCAATAATTAATGATGGTTTTGCCTATGACTATAGCCAAGACCTGTCACCGCTAAATAAACCTAAACTATATATATCAGAAGAATGTCAAAATCTAATCTATTGTCTCAAAGAATGGACTGGGCAGGATGGGGAAAAGGGAGCGACCAAAGACCCCATCGACTGTCTACGCTATTTAATGATTATGAACCCAGAGTACCTGTCATCGAAGAACCTGCAAGGACAGGGTGGAGGAAGTTACTAATGGAAATATACTTTCCATGCCTATTGCCTAGAAATAAAGCAATGTTATTTATTGGCTTGACAAGACGCAAGTTAACACAACTTGCTAATAGCGGTGTGGTAAGAACCTATCGGACAAAAGGCGGTCACATCCGCTATTTCCGTGATGACCTAATTAATTTTATAAAAAATGAGCATAACTAAGAACAATATTTCTACGAAGTATAATCCTAACCAAGATAAACTGGTTTACGCATCTGAAAAGCCAGATGTACCCTATCTTTGGCAGGAATACAATCGCTCTACTCAAAATGGCGGTAATGTAGCAAATATTATGGAGAATGACGATATTCGTCTTTCCCGCTGGGCTGGTCAGACCTCTGATGGCAAGAAACACAGCGAAAGCCGACTAGAAGGTGATTCAGCGTTTCCGTTTGAAGGTGCTTCTGATGTCCGTTGCCGTATTGTTGACCGCACCATTAACGACATTGTGGCTATGTTGATGACCACCTTTGACCGCTGTAAGGTCAAGGCTAAGGGTACTGAATACAATGACTATGACTTTGCTGGCTCTGCTAATGTCTTGATGGACTGGCTTACGCAATCAAAACTAAGACAGGAATTGCGTTCTGAGGCTGAACTTCTCGCACAGTACACACAGCAATACGGCTGGGCTGGACTTCATGTTATGTGGGAGCAGGAATCTGCCCTGCGTTTCCAAACAATCAGAATTGATGAAATTGCTCAACTAAGCCAACAGGCTGAACAGTCTGGTTCATCGCTTAAAGACTTGGCTAACGCCATAATGAACCCAGAGCAGGAGCAGTACGCCATTGACCTCATCACGCAGTACCTAACTGATGTTGAACCAAAGGCTGTTAAACAGGCTGTCCGTGACCTCCGTGAAACTGGTAAGGCTGAAATCCCAGAGACTTATATCTCTAAGAATCTTCCTTCAGTTGTTGCCCTAAAGCCATTTGACGAGATTTCGTTCCCACCAGAAACCATCGACATACAAGATGCAAGAGTCATCTTCCGAAGAGTGTTTATGACGGAGATGGAAATTCGCTCTCAAGCCGCCCAATATGAGTGGAGCGAAGAGTTTGTCAATCAAGCAGTTTCTGTTGCTGGACTCCGTACTAACTTCCACGACCCTAATATCCTGCCAGCCGCTACGCTGATTAACTATCAGATTAATCGTAATATGCACTTAATTGAAGTGGTGTACGCTTATTCACGACTTATTAACAAGGACGGAACGCAGGGTATTTATTGCACTATCTTTTGCCCTCGGTCTGGTAGCGATATCTACGCAAGCCACGAACTCCTTGGCTACGCCCACAACAAGTATCCGTTTATTTGCTACCGCAGAGAGAAAATCCGCAGACCTATCCAAGAGTCTAGAGGCGTTCCAGAAGTGGCAATGACTGACCAGTTTGAAATCAAGGCACAGCACGACTCTATCCGTGACCGCACAGCGTTTACGACTATGCCTCCAATTCTTGTTAAGAAGAGACTTGGTGGTATCAATAAGATTGCACCAGGAATTCATTTACCTGTTACAACACCAGATGACTACAGGTTTATGACTCCTCCGCAGTCGGAGACTCAGACGGCTTTCAATCTAATCAACATCGTTGAGCAGAACCATGCGGCTTACTTTGGTATCTACCATCCTAACATCCAACCACAGCGTACACAGGTAACCCAACAGTACATTGTGAATAACTGGCTAGATGTGTGGAGCGAGTGCTTTAATATGATGTTCAGCCTGTGCCTACAGTACCTAGACCCTGCTGAAATTGAGGCTATTACCAACAAGCCAATGCCACAGAATATGTCGGCTATCAGCAATCAATACGACTTCCAAATTAAGTACGATGTCCGTGAAATTGACACCGACTTTGTTATGCAGAAGTTGCAAGCAATTATGCAGTTTGTTATGCCTTTGGACTCCGCTGGCATTATTGACAAGAGCAAGTTAGTTCGTGCGGCTATTGAGGCTATTGACCCAGACAAGGCTAAAGACCTCATCGTTGAACAGGCTAGTGCGTCTCAGATGCTCTATAAGGACATTCAATCTGATATTGGTCTGATGATGCTTGGTAACGAGGCTAACTATGTTGAGAACGACCCAACAGCCCAAACCAAGTTACAATACCTGCAAGATATCATGGGTAAGAATCCAAAGGCTCAACAGCAGATGCAGGGTGACCAGCACTTTAGAGCCTTGGTTGATAACTATATTAAGAATCTGCAAATGAGCATCAGCCAACAGCAGAACAAACAGATTGGTCGCACAGGCGTTACTCCTGTAGGCGAACAGGCTGGACAACAGATGCAGGGTCAAATCAAACAGGCTGAACAAATGCAAGCCGAACAAGAATCCCAGCAGGGAATGTAATTTATGCTACCTCAACCAATTATACAAGGGTTTGGCTTTGAAAAAGACAATCCTGTCTGGAAGGCAACAATGATGATTATTGATGCGTCAATTGAATCAGAGACAGTATATGCCCTGCAAAAAGACAATCGTGGCGAAGACAGGGCTTACCATTGCGGTAGAGCCGAAGCCTTGGTTTCCCTTAAAAGCGTTTTGCTGACAACTAGAGAGACTGTTTTGAAAGACATTGGCAGACCTCTTGATGAATGATTCGTACGAAAATGGTACTAATCACAATTAGGACTTGCTTCTATAATAATTAAACAGAAGTTCAGCACTAGTTCTGGGACTATTACAAAACCCTGCTTATAGTAATATAGGACTTTAGACCTTATCTAATGAATACAGAAAATCAATCCGACCTTGGGACGGAATCAAATAACCCCACGACAAACGAAGGCTCTGCCAAGCCTTTTGACCAATCGAGACTTGCCGACCTTGTTAGTAAGTCCTTCTTAGGCGAAGAAGTAGTGGAGAACTCAGACTCCGAGAAACAGACTGAGACGGATGGTCAAGCGACATCCGAAGAAGATAGTGAAGTTCTTTCAAAAGAAACCAATACAGAAAGCGAGCAAGAACAGTCAGAAGACTCCGAGGAAACCGAAGAAACCAAGTCTGATGATGATGAACTTGAGCGTGGACTGCCAAAGGGTGTAAAAAAACGCATCGATAAACTCTCTGCAAAACGGAGAGAAGCGGAAGCAGAAGTGGATAGACTTAAATCTGAAGTGGAGAGATTGTCGCAAGAGGCTAACAAGCCAGCACAAACTCCAAAGTCAGACAACCCCTATACAAATCTGAAGTCACTTGAAGAAGTGAATCGTGAGGCTGAACAAGCCAAACAGATTAGACGCTGGTGCGAGATGAACCCCGATGGTGCAACAGTAACTGGAAAAGATGGTGAAGAGGTGGATTATTCCGCTGAAGAAGTTCGTAGAATTAAGATTAAAGCCCTTGATGCCCTAGAAGAACATCTTCCAGCAAGAGCCAGATATCTTGAGAATTATTCTCAAGTTGAACAAGTGGCTAACAAGGAATATCCGTGGTGGAAGGACAGAAGTTCTAGCGAGAGACAAATCGCTGAATCATTCCTCCAGCATTTCCCCGAAATCACAAGATTCCCAGATTACAAGATGGTGCTAGGAGATTATATCAGAGGCGTGAAGAGCCGTGAGGCTACAACTAAGCGTCCTGTGACATCTGCAAACCGAACAGCACCTGCTCAACCAAGACGCACAGCAACCCCTGCCTATGTCCCCGAAAAGGAAGCAAGAGCAAGAGAAGCATCAAAGCGTTTTGGGGCTAATGGTAACCGAGATGACCTTTCTTCTATTATCGCTAACCGATTCCTGTAATCTACAAAACCTATAAACTACTATGGCAAATCTCACAGAACCCTCCTTCTCGTCTGGTAAGAGAGAAGAACTCGCTGACCTCATCGCACTCGTTGATGCAAAGGATACTCCTTTCTCCTCGATGGCGAAGAAAGGCTCAAAACCTGGAAATACTCTTTTCCGCTGGCAGGCTGACCGCCTCCCTACTCCAGTAACAACTGGTACAATCGATGGCACAGATGTCACTTCATACGAAAACTATGTCAAGGATGGTGCTACGACCTATCGTGCTGAACTCAGCAACTACATCCAAATCTTCAGACGCTCAGTTCGTGTGTCCCCGCTTACGCAGGATATCTCGACTGTCGCTGGTGTTCGTGATGAACTCGCTAACAATGTCGCTAAGGGCATCCAAGCCATCAAGCGTGATATGGAAGCAACATTCTGCGGTACACAAGGTGCAATCCTTGATACTGGCTCAGTTGCTTACAGAACTCGTGGTCTTGATAAGTGGCTTCAGCCAACTGCTACAGTTGACACAGTCCTTCCTTACAATACTGCGTTCGCCACACCTGCGGCTAACAGAAACACAACGGCTACGACTGCCACGCTTACTGAAACCCATGTCCAAGATGTCCTCACAGGTATCTACACACAGACTGGTCAGTATCGTGACTTCGACCTCCTTTGCGGTTCTGCCCTAAAGAGAGCGTTCACTAACCTCGCTTACACAACCTCACAAGGCTCAGGCACAGCCCCTATGACTGCTATTCGCACTCTCAACAGAGAGTCTGATTCCCAGTCGTACATCTCGTCTGTCGATGTGTTTGAAGGCGATTTCGGTAAACTCCGTCTTCACCCTTCACACTTCCTCCAAGTCGCTTCTGGCGTTGGCAAGACCACCTGTGGTTATGTCATTCCGTTCGACCAAGTGGAAATCCGTTATGGTGGCAATGTCGCTGGTGTGACTGCTCTGCCTAACGCTGGTGGCGGTGAAGCCCGAATGATTGAAGCAGTTGCTGGACTTTGCGTCTACAACCCGCTTGCCTTCGGTGTGTTCGACTTCGCTTCGTAATCGAGGATGTCAGACTTAATCCAAAGTCTGGCAGAGGTCATTCCTCCTCACCTTAGAAATAGGGTGCAGGAGGAACTCCTCCGTGGTTGGAGACAAGAGGAAGTTAAAATGAAGGCTGTTGCAAAACAGGCTGGTCACTTTGACAGATTCAATTCTAATAAAGCCATTGAGGGTGTAGGTCAGAAAATCGCATCAATTCCTGTCCAAGCGTGGCATTACTGGGGTCAACGCCTTGGTTACGACTGCTGGGAAGACAAGACATTTATGCGGGAATTCTTGAGAGATAACCCAGAAACTGCGGTTAAAAATTACGCTAAAAAAGCCTGTGTGAATGGTGCAATATTCACAGCGGACGGATACATTACTAAATGAGAACTACTGATTTCAGCCAAGTGCTGTTTGACGCACTTCAATACTCTGGTGGTGACCGCCACAATATCACGGACGAGACATTTGCTCAATTCCGTGACTTCTCCCAATCACGACTCCGTGAGGCTTGGGAATCAAATCAATGGTCTGACATCTGCCGTATTGTAGATTTCACGACCTCACAAGACGCAAGCGGAACGAACTATTTCGTCCCATCCGCTGATGCCTCTGAAATTCTTGGCGTGTGGAATAAGAATCCACAGGACACCTCAAGAGCAAAGCAACTTGAATATCAGATTTACAACGAAGGTTCTGAAATTCGTATTGTTCTTCCTAGCATTATTGCAACAGGTTCTTACCTGTATCGTCAAAAATGCCCACAACTGACAGGTGACCCCTATCAGACCAATGTGGTTTATTACCTTAACAGCCAAATCTATTTTGACTCTGGTTCTGGTACTGGTGCTTTGATGCCTGTGCAGGGCAAGCCCCACAATGGTAACTTCTACATCTGTCTTGCGAACTCAACCTCAGTCGGACAGAACCCTAACTCTCACCCGACCCTGTGGTCTAAGATAGAGATTCCGTACATCTTTGGGTCATTTATGGCTTGGGGGTCTGCGGCTAACTGGTTCGTCTCCGAGACTATGATTAACGAGGCTACAGTCATCGAGCAGAAGGCTCAACAAGTTCTTGAACAGGAATACGACAAGTTCCTACGCCAACAGGCTCAGTTCGGCAAAATCAATATGTCACGCACTTACTAATTTTATGTCAATCATCTCAACATCATCTCCGTTCTTGCGTAGTTTTACGACTACCCAAGTGGCACTAAGCACTACTAAGATTCAAGTGCTTGCCCTTCCTGCGAGCATTACTACCAAGCGTATTATCGTGCTTATCCAGAACACATCTGCTACAGAAACTGTGCAGGTTATGGGTAACGCTACTGACACAGTTGGTATTGTTCTTCCTCCGCAATCACAGTTCTCAATTGATAACTATCAAGGCGTTCTTCACGCTGTGGCTAACGCTGGTACACCTGCTATTAACATCACTATCAGTACTGTCTAATGGCTATTGAGTTTAAACAATACGCTGACTCCGTAGGTAAACAGCAAGCAAACTTTCTTGCTTACTCTGCTGTAGCAATTGACAGAGCAAATGGTGCTATTGATTGGGGCTGGAGAGCAAGCACACAGCCGTTCTTTCTCAAGAACATTGGCGTTGGCAACTGGGGTCTTGTTAATCAAACAACAAGTGCATACGCAGTTTGTGCGGTGCAAGGCACTAATGTTTCGTATTTTTCTGGTATGGCTAGTTCTGGAACTGATAAATACAAAGTTAAACTTAATGGGAGCAGTCTTTCAGACTTTAACATTGGATAATGTACACAATAAACACTCCATATAAAGGTTTTGCTGGATTCACACTTGACGGAAAAACAACTGTCATTGGTGCAGTTGAACTGAATCAACAGTTTGATTGCATTGATGGCGTTCAGATGTTCTTTGGTAAAACCCTAGCAGAACTAAACACGGCAATTGAGGAGTCTATCGCTTAATGAGTATTAACCTATCAATCGGTGTGATGATTCCTACGAATGTCGTAGAGGTCGGTAACGAGATTAGTGCTGACCAATTAGCGGCTCTTGGTGCGGCATATGCTCCTTCTGTGGCTAATGCTTATGCTACTAATGCTTTTGTAACAGGACAGGGATATATTACATCTGCTCCTCCAGCCCAGCCATTACTCCGCACTTGTACCTTTGGAAGTCAACCACTTGATGAGACTGATAATTATTACATCTATGTCTTAGATAACTCAGAGACATTAACTCTCAATGATGATTCTGTGAACAATCCTCCTATTGGAAGTGCTTTCACTATTTTATTTATTGCCAGTACTGCTGGTTATGTAAGTTGTGATTCTGGCGTTACGCTTAATGGCGGGTCGGGTACTTCTTTCTCTGGTGGTGCTGTTAAAACACTTATCAAAACAGCGGCTAACACTTGGTGGATTGGTTAATTTATATTCTATGTTTACATTCCTTCTATCCCTTACAGTTATTGTCCTAGCCTTCCTAGGAGGCTTCTACGCTGGCATTAAGAATGCCAAGTCGGAAAAGGTTTCTTGGGGCAAGGAAATGCTTAACAAACTCAAATCTAAAGAGTAATGGCTGATGGCAATACATATCAAAAGGATGGCGATGCAGGTTTCATAGGCTTAAACAGCCGTGACAACCCATCTGCCCTTCCGCAAGGGTATGTATCTGAGTCCATTAATTACCGCCTAGACAGAGGCGTAGCGTCTGCCAGAAAGGGTCTAGAAAGAAAGACAGTTGGTAGCATTGTCGGGAAGACTATATACGGCTCTACGACCTACATTGATAGCGTTGGGCAGGAGATTATAGTTCTGATTACAGAGCGTGACTTGTGGTACTATAACCCTCAAAGCGAGGTTCTGTCGCTTCCTGTGCCGTTTCCTAATCGTGTAACTGGTGGTACTTTTACATCTGCGACCATTGGTACTGCTCCAAATGTATATACACAAATAACAGTTACTAAGACGGCACACGGATATTCCTCTGGTAACTCGTTATCTATTGAAACCTCTAACCTTAACTACAACGGAGTATACACAATTACTGTTACAAGTTCTAGTGTATTTACATATGTAGTCCCAGCGTTCCTAGTGCTTACAACTGGTACTTGCAATATGTCAATTGAGTACATAAATACATCAGATGGTTGCGATGTGTTGCAAGCAATTGATAATGTTTTTATTACAAGAGGTTACAATAAGCGTCCATTGATGTGGAATTTGGGTGTCAGTCTTATTGCGATTCCTGCGGCTGGTGGAGGGACACACGAATTTCCTAATTGCTCTCAATTAATTTACTACGGAAACAGACTTATTGCACAGGGCAAGTACCACACAGGAAGTCCTGCCGAAAGAGATAGAGATAGCGTAAGCGTAAGCAATTACCTTGATTACGGACATTGGGATATCGATGATGTATTTACATTTAACAACGGAGGAAACGACCAAGTTACGGCTGTAGCACCTTGGACTCTTAACGAGTTCGTGGTGTTTATGCGTAACAGCATTTTCTATGTAAACACAGGCGTAGGGCGTTATGTTACAGGTGCGGCACTTTCTACTGACTCGTTTATTAAAACGCTTGTAACCGACATCGGGTGCATTGCAAAGCGTAGTGTGGTTCAAGCCGATGGTGGAGTTATCTTTCTTTCGGACAATGGTGTGTATATAATGAATCCAACACAGGTTGGGTCTAATGAGTCTATGCGACTCCTTACTAACGCCCAACCGCTATCAGCACCTATTGACGATGTTATTCAAAGAATTAACAGAAATTACGCTTATCGTTCTGTTGGGTGCTATTGGGGCAATCGTTATTACCTTGCAGTTCCTGTTGATGGTTCTACTGAGAACAATGCCGTTCTTGTTTATAACTTTATTTTAAAGGCTTGGGAGTCAGTTGACACATACCCTGCTGGGATTGATGTATTTAACTTTGTTGTTGCCAAGAAGAACAACATCAGACGGCTGTATATCATTGACTCAGACCAAGGCGTGTTCTTGACAGAAGAGTTGGATTTTGACGAATACGGCAACAACATCGGAAGTCCTATTCTTCACGAAACACCTCCGTCAAGCCCATACCTTCCGTTTGAATTAGGAGAAGATGAGTTCCAAGGTAACCTTATCCAGTCATCTCTTACTACAAGAAGATATATATTTGGTACATTTAGCGACAAGCGTTTTAGTGGAAGTGAAATAGACTTGCTTTTTCAAGCAGGTGCTGTACTAGATACATACGCAGAAATCTCCAATGAGGACTCTACAGTTCTAATTGATGAATACGGCTCTCCTACAGCCAACGATGAAACCAGAAGAACCCCTATCAGAAAGACTGGAACTGGGCTTCAATTCAGATTTGTTGCAAGAAACCTAAGACCTGCAATTCGTTCTGTATTTGCATACGGAACTGTTAAGGGCAAAAACACTCAATCACAAAAATAATATGGCACAGATTCAAAAAGGCGATACATTTGCAGACGGACAACTTGTTACAGCGGCTCG